CAGGGGAGTGCCCGGCGTCGTGATCGGGTCGGAGTCTTCCGGGAAGATCGTCAGCGGCAGCAGAGAGGTCCCGTGCGTATTGCACCTGGGCGTCGGGAACGATGATGCAGCGGTAGGTCATTCTTCAGCTACTGGCTGTGGCAAGCCAGCGTTGTAAGCCTCACGAGCAGCGGAAATGCCAGCGTCAGGAGTCTCCGTGCCGTACTGAACATGATAGCTCAGAGCTGCGTTTGCCATAACGAACTGGCAGTAGGCTTCGTCCGTGTCGAATGGGCCGGGTGCTGCGTTGTTGGTGTCGATGGTGATGTTCATTCTGGTTTCTCCTGTTGGTCAATTGCGGTTTGCACTTTGAGTGCGATGGGCAGCGCAGCTTGTGCAGCTTGCAGGCCGCCGGATTTGGTGGCGAGGTCCAGCAGACCGATGAGTTGCTGGGCTTCTTGTGGGGTTAGTTCGATTTGCATAGTTGTTTATCCTGCTGATACTGAAAGGACGCCTAGGTTGTTCCACAGGGCACCGGCTACTCCTGGGTTTGATGTTGGCAGGTTGTCCATGATTATGAGACCGTTACGGCCTGTGCCGTAGCCTGTACCGCCGCGAATCGTTACGTTTCCGCCGTTGGCTTCGCCGGATGATGCCGATGCGCCTGCACCTGCTGTAAGGTTAAGTGACCCGCCGATAATATTTGTGGTAGCCGACGCCCATGCTGGGGCACCCGTGATACTGAAATCTTTGGCTGCAATATCTGAAATGCGGGCACCGTGCGTCAGCGAGAACGAGACATCTCTGCCTACGGTAACAGCTCCATTGCTTCCAAAAATGATGCCGGTATCTCCGCCTACACCACTTCCGCCTAGAACTACACCTTGATTTGCACCAATATCTATTCCGGTAATTGGGTTGTTAATTGTAAAACGGGTACCCGTAAAACCAATATCCATGTACCGATCAGACTGAACATAGAATGTCCACTTGGTTGCCTGAGATAAAAGTGCCCGAACACTTCTTGACGCACCCGTTCCCGCACCCTCAGCACCAATCTCCAGCACATTGCTATTCCAGCGCATGAAACCACGCTCATAATTACTGGCGTCGGTATAGGTGTTGTACAGCCGGAAAGTCTGCGCGTTGACGCCGTTGCGTTGGGCTAGGCTGTTGGCTGCGTCGCGGAATAATGTAATGTCTGGACTTGACGAATACGCATTTGTTGCTGAAGACACCCAGGCTAAGGGGGTGGTAGATGTTAAAACAATTGCTGCAGTAAGATTCACATTTGCCGCATTTGAGCCGATACGAATAAGTTCGTTTGCACCACCGCCTACTGAAAATGCTTGGGATCTAAATGCGGGCGTTCCTGCACTTCCACTCAGTGCTAATGCAAATGTTTCGCCAGTTAAGGTAAGGGGCGTCGATGACCCGTTAGCAATTGTTATTGCTCCGGTCTTGCCAACACTAAACTTGCTAACCCCACCAACCTGAAAATCAGCCAGCAGTGAACCTGCCGCTGAAGCCGTGTCAGTTACGTTGAGGTTGAAGCCGGTGAAGGTCGTGCCCGAAGCGTTCCATGTTTGCGTGAGGTCGGCCACAGGCGCAGTCGTTGTGACCGTCTTGCCGCCGACCGTCAGCGATCCGCTGGTCTTGTTGAAGGCCAGCCCTGCGTCACCGCCGAACGCTCCGCCATCGTTGAACTGAACCTGCGTATCAGACCCACCTGGTGATCCACCGCCACCGGATTGGTCAACCCACTCAGTGGCGTAGTCAGTCGCACTGGCCTTCGCTAGAACTTGCCCCGTGGTGCCGCCTGCTGGCACACCAACGCCATCGGCTCCGTCGGCTCCGGCTGGACCTGTTTCGCCTTGTGGGCCTGTTGCACCAGTTGCTCCGGTAGCGCCAGTCGGGCCAACGAACTCCGGGTAGTTTGCCGGGTCAAGGACTTCAGTCGGAATTGGGAATGTGGTGATGTCTGCCATGGTGGTGTATTCCGGTTACGTCACGCGCCTTGCGTAAGTCGAACTAACATTTTACCTTCGGGCGTCACAAAAACCAAGCCCAAAGGAGAGGTCAGCGCAACGGGGACGCTAGGCGTCTGAATCGCCCGCCTGCGCTCACGAAACCCGTTCGCGCTGCGGGCGTACTTGAATCGGTTGCTTGCCGGGTAGAGGATTGGCATATTAAATCCGCTTGGACTTTGCGCGCTTCTTCGCTGGCAACGAAACCGGCTGCGGCATCTTGTCAGCGTTCGCTCGATTCCATGCCATCACCTGCTCAAAGGTCAGCGGCTCGGATTGCGAGACAACCACATCGGCCACGGGATCAACGACAGGCTCTGCCACATCGGGCACATCGGCGCTCTTCGGAGGCCGTCCGCGCCGCTTGGGTGCGTCTTCGATGGGTGCGTCTGGGATTTGGGTTTGATCGTCCATAGTGGCTCCATTGTAAACAAAAAGGGGGCCGCGTTGGCCCCCTTTCTTTTTGGCTAACCCACCGGATTAGATTAGTTCGTCACCAAGAAGGCGATGGGCACCTGCTTGCGTTCGGTGAAGACGCGGGTCCAGTTGGTCGCCAGCTTGAGTTCAGCGATGGTGGGCGACACACCGGCCACGGATGCGCTGGTGAAGGCGTACCCGAACGGGTGGATCAGGTTGGTCTTGCGGCTGTACAGCACCTCAACACCGCCGCCGTTGCCTTGGTCGGGGTGGCGCTCGACTTCCACGGGCACAGCCGGGGAGCCCTCGCCCACACCGATAGCGCCAGCGCCGTACAACACCGAGGTGTATTCCAGCAGGCCGGAAGTGGCGTTCAGCACCACGGGCATACCGTCATCAATCACCACGCGGCGGCCCATGAAGGTGGGGATCGTCAGCGTGCCCTGGCTGTCAACAACGAAATCGACATCGTCGTTGTCCACCATCCGCTTGTAAATCACCGAATGCACCGCAATCGCGCCGGTGTTCTCGAAGGCATCGCCAAGCGTGAAGGCGGCGCTGGTGAAGTTCGAGCGGGTGAAGCCGTTGGTCGTTGCAGCGGCACCGGCGTCTTGGCGGGCTGCGTTGTAGACCATATCGCCGCCGTTACCGGCCACGTTGTCAGCGTACAGGCCCACAGTCAGAGCCAGCAAGCGGGCCTGATACTGACGCTGCCACCAAGCATCCACGCGGGCAGCGATGCGCTCCATGGCGTTCGCACCGGCAATCTCGGAGGCCAGGTCAGCGGCGCTCCAAGATTTGTTCATGTAGCTGATGCGGGCAATCTGGTCGCCGGTCGTGATCTTGTCGGGCGTCGCCAGGGTTGCGGGGTTGTCCGTGCTGTAGTTTGGCTCGGAGTTCGCCAGGTCTTTCCAGAACGGGACGTCAACGATCTTGCCGCCGGTGTTTGCCTTTGCCGCCAGCATTGGGCTGGACGCGATAACGCCAGCCTGCCAGAAGGCGGTCTTTTCCATGGTGTCAGCGGACAGGTAGTCCAGGAAGACGCGGGGTTCAACGATGTCGGAGAGTTGGACAAGTGCCATGATTCAATTCCTTTTCATTTGGCCGATTTAGCGGCCTCGTATGCTGCGGGGTTTGAGCGATACAGCGCGGTGCGCTCGTCGCTCGACATTTCTGCAAATTTCTTGCCACCGGCGCCACCATTGCCGCCAGAAGCACCGCCGCCAGAATTGTTAGGGGCTGCGATGAAATGCTTTCCAGCACCCGTCGCCCATTCCCCAATCGCCTCGGTCAGCGCCTTTCCACCAATCTGCGCCTCATACTTGCCGCCGTCTGCCTTGATGCCTGCCTGGGCTTTCAGAAGCGCCTTAGCGGCGTCCATGAACTCAGGGCGAACACCCGACTTTGCCAGTGCGTCCGACAAGCCGCCGTCGATCAGGTAGCTTTGCAATGCGCCGTCTTTTTCAGACAGGGCTTTGGTCAGCTTCTCAATCTCGGTCTTGCCGTTCTTGCTTGCTTTGTCCAGCGAGCTTTTCAGCTCTTCATTTTCCGACTGCAACCGGGCGAACTCCTCGGGATCAATTTCCGCGCCTTTCGCCTTGGCTTTCGCCAGTTTGACCTCGCGCAACAGTTCCTGATTCTTCGTCAGTACAGCGTCCAATTCGGCTTGCAATTCTTCAGCGGTTTTCATCTTGGTGGTTTGCTCACAGAGCGTTAAAGGCCACTGGCCGGGATTGTCTAGCGTACCCCACTGGGATACGCTTTGCGGGCATTATAACGCTTTGGCGGCGTTGTCAATCGCCACACGCACCCATTCAGCGCCACCCAGCGCCAGGTATTGCGCTTTCAGTTCCGGGCTCATTCGGATTTGAACGGCCACGGTCAGGCGGTCAGGGTTTGATGGGCGGCCTTGCGGTCGCTTTGCTTTCTTTTCTTTCATGCTGTTTTTCTCCATTTTTGTTACTGTGTGCGTCTGGCGTATTCGGCCATCAGCTCCTGTGCAATGCTTTGTATCGCGTAGGCTTCCTGCTCGCGTGCTGGCTTTTCTTCCCCGTAAAAATCACACCACACCTGCCATGCGTGAACGGCCTCATGAATCAGCAGGCCAGCAATCTCTACCCCGCTGCGCAGGTGGTAGTTGGTCAGGCAAACCACCACGGTTACACCGTCTGCGCGCTCGAAGTAATGCGCCGTTGCATCGGCTTGCGGTGACTTGATCCACTCGCCAAACTGCTTTACGCGCATCTTTCGCATGGTCGCCAGGTATTCTGCATTGCTCAGGCAAAGGCATAGATACGGGCCTGGGGCAGATATTCGACGGTCTAGCCACTTCGGCTTCATGCCACATGACTCCATGTTTCGTTTGCCGTGATCCGCTCAAGCGTGCGCTTAGACACACCGAGGCGCTTTGACAATGCCTCATTGCTGAGGTTGTTTTTGATGTGCTGCAACAGGCTTTCCCGCTGGCGCTGTGCGCTGCGTATCTCCTGGACGTCAACGGTCGTCAGCTTGGTGTGCGAAAGCTCTTCGCCTCGCTTGACGAACTCCGTCGCCCGCTGCTTCCATTCGTCGCGGGAAAGGCCGGTTTTTGTAATTCTCATGGTCGTTGATTCAGTCGGTTGAAAAATCGCCGCACTGCGTATCCGCGTGCGACTGAGACAATTGTAAACCATAACCCGATTGCTAGGTTATCGGCAAGCGGCAGGTGTACCCCGAACATCGGGAAAATCACCACCTGCGAAGCCACGGCCACTAGGTAGCCGATGGCAACGCTTGCCGCTGTCTCTGTCATTGACTGGCGGCTGGATTGGGTCATGAAGCGTCCCGGCACTGACGAATCAGCCGGTTGATCGCAGCACGCAACGCGGGCCATTCTTCCGGGTTGATCCACAGCTTGCCCAAGCCTGGGCCGGTCTGAGACACCTCGACAAACTCACCAGCGGCCTCGTCCGTGATTTGCACAGTCGTTGCCATCTCGCTAAACAACGGCTCGTGTGGCGGGCAGACTGTGATTTGTGTTATGCGGGATTGGGTCATTCTCCGATGCCTTCCATGTCGTCGATCAAAGACACCTGTTTAGCTGCCAAGCCTTCGCCCTCAAAACGCTTTGACGCAAGCTCCAGATTTATGCGGGCTTGCTTGAAATAGCTGTCTTTCAGTTCGATGCCGATGGCTTTGCGGCCCATAGATACCGGGCTGTAAACCTCTGAGCCAACACCCATGAACGGCGTCAAGACCACCTCGCCTTCGTTGCTGTAAAGCTCGACAATGCGGTCGATAACGTCAAGCTGTAGGGGGTGAACGTGCTTCTCGTCGTCCTCTTCGCGGCTGTCACGGAATGGCAACACGTTGTCAATCCGAATGTCATCCCACACGCTTGATGCGTATCGCTGCCAAATGTAGTGGCTGAGTTTGTTGCTTTTCGGGTCGGTGTGATCCGCAAAGTTGGTATTCAGGTATTCCCAAAGTTGCTCCGATGTGAAGTCGGATTCGTTGGCATTGTTCCATGCCTGCAATATGTTTGGCAGGATTGGAGTCGCGCCAAAGTACCGCTTCAAGCCATGTGGGTGCGTCACTGGCACTTCGTTGTCGCCGCGCTTGGTCATGATAAGCATATAGTCCGGCATTGCGGTAAAGCACTGAGTCGAATCTTCCACGATCAGCTTGTGCATCAAACTTTTGACCATGGTTCGCATACGAACTTTCAGCGGCTCTTTCCAGATAGTGATCCGGTTGCGGTACTGGAAACCATGCTTGTCGTGAATGCGGATGATCTCATGGGGAAAGTCCCACAAGCGGCATGAGTTGTCGAAAACGTCCGTGCAATGCACCGCCGTAATTCGTCCGGGTTTCGTCACGCGGGCGATTTCTGCCACCAGGTATTCGTACTGCTCTAAAAATTGCTCTTTGCTTTCGCAGTTGGAAAAATCGCGCTCGCTTGAGCTGTAGTTGTACAGGCCAGCAAATGGTGGAGAGTACACCGACAGGTCAACCGAGTTATCCGGCAATGTTGGCAAAACCTCCATGCAATCCGAATTGTAGATTGCGTATTGTGGCGCGATGATTTGGTCTTTTGCTGCGTTCATTTGAGAAACTCCGGAAGTTGGATTGCTTGGTTGAATGGTTTTGTGGTGTGGCTAAAGTCTTGGTTCGCGGCTGCAACCAAGTTGCCGTAAAGCTGTATCGCTTTTTGTGTCTTCTGCTCAAGAGCCTCTAGCACGCGCTCCTGTCCTTCGCTGATAACCATGTCGCATGTAACTTCCTGCTTTTGGCCAAATCGCCAAAACCTGCGGATGGCTTGGTAGTACTGCTCATAGCTCCAAGTCGGGAAAAAAACCGTGTGCTGGCAATGCTGCCAGTTCAGGCCCATGCTGGTCATTTTTGCCTTGGTAATCAATCGGCTGATCTCACCTTTTGCAAAGCTCACAAGAATTTCCTCTTTCTTGTCGATTGACATGCCGCCGATAATTTCCACAGCGTCACGGTCCAAGGTTCCGAGTAGCTTGGACTCTTCGTTCAGGTTGCACCAGTACACGGAAGTTTTCCCGCCAGCAAGCTGAACAGCCTTCTCACACCTCTCGGTCACGGTCAGCTTCTGCTCTTCGCGAACTTCCGTCATTCGCTTTGCTGGCATGGCAAACAAAGACGCCTGATCGTCAATGCACCATGATCGCTCATTGCGCACCATGTGCCTGTTCAGGTGCAGCGCTGGCAACCCGTATCCATCATCGCTAAACCCAAGGTCAGACGGTTTTTTAACCATGATTGACCACTGGTTGACCCATGCGAAAAAATCGCGCTCTGCGTGCGGCTTGAGGTAAAACTTCTCCCCGATGTTCCGGTTGTTGCTGTCCACGCTTCCCTGATTGGATTTAAAAAACTTTCCAAGCATGTCCATGTAACCCATGTACCCAAGGGCTTCGGAACTGTTGCCAAGCTCGATAAAGTCATTCGGGCTCGGTGTTGCTGTGCTCAAAAAACGATACGGCACACGCTTGATAAAGGCCACGATCTGATCTCGAACCTTCCCGGCAAAGTTTTTCAAAATGCTGGATTCATCCAACATCACACAAGCGAAGTCATCCGGGTTAAGGTGGTGGAGTCGCTCATAGTTGCAAACTGTGATTTTGTGCGTCAGCGTTCCGTCCTTGCTGTGTGCAATGTCAAACACACCCACGCGGTTAGCCTCGTTTATGAATTGAAACGCAACGGCTAAAGGGGTGAGTATCAAAACCCGCTTGTTTGTCTTGCGGATGATGTTTTCAGCAATTGCAATCTGAATCAAGGTCTTACCGAGGCCTGTATCCGCAAAGATTCCGATGCGTCCTTTTTGCACCGCCTTGGTGATGATGTGCTCTTGAAAGTCAAAAGCACCGGGAGGCATCCAAAGAGGCTCGAATCCGTAGGTTCCAAGCGTGTGCTTTTTGCTGTTGATGAACGTTTGATAGTCCATCACTTCCCCTTCAAGCTAGCAATCACATGCAGCGGAATCGTGATGAAAAGGGCGGGAAAAAAGAAAATCACCGCTGCAACGTGCAGCACCCAGAACCAAGCCATGTTGTGTACTCCAAATGTTGATGAAAACCCGCAAGCTGTGCGGTGTTGATAGTGTAAAACAAAAAAGCCCACTTGTGGCGGGCTTTGTGTGTTTTTTTTGGTTTACTTGCCGAACTTTTCGCGCAGCTCTGCCAGCGTGAGCGGCTCCAGGCTTCGCGGGTCGATCAGTTGTGACAGGGTAAGCCGGTTCGCTTTGTAGAACTCATACCGGCCCGGCCCCAGTATCTGGGCTGCGAACTCCGGGCCTTGCTTGTTCATGAACTGCTCAAACCTGATCTTTGCCGATACCGGCCCGCCCATGGCTGCGCGGGTGCCTTCGTCCAAGTCTGACAGGCGCGTAAACGGGACTAGGGTGCTGCGACAATTCCAGTGGATCGGCGGCGTCCGTAGCGGGAGGGTGGTGCCCTTCATGGGTGTTCCGTCCATCTCCCACCGCATACCGTCCAGGGCGGCGCATTGCGGGGTTGTGCGGCCGTCCAAGGTGGCGACGTATTCCAGTCCCAAAAGCACATCGCTATTTTCCTGATAAACCGCCATCGCCGCATCATTTGCCACGGTCTGCACCGCCGTTCGGGTGACTGCCACGGCATCGCGGCGGGCTTGCTTGAGTGCTTCGCGGCCTAGGTTGCCATCAGACACCAGCCCGGTAATGTCTTTCGTGATCTGATAGTTGGTCCGGCCAGCAGCTACGCCAGCGCGAACGGTACGGGCCACCTCGAAGCGGGTTTTCTCTTCGATGTTGGCAAACCAGTCTTTGATAACCGCGCCCTCGATCAGCGCTGCGTTTGCGATCCGCTCAAGCGTATCGGCTGGTGGTAGCTTTGCCACCACGCTAACCGCCGCCAGGTTCGTTACAGTCGCTGCGGCCTCAATCGCTGCCAGCTCGGTAATGTCCGGCGCTGGGAGAATCACCAGTGCTTGCAGGTCCGCGATGATGGCATTGATCCGCTGCCGCTTGAACTCGGTCAGCGGCTTGGCGCTTTGCAGCTCGGTGCGTATCGCCTCCGCAATGTCCAAAAACATCTGATCGATAATGCGCACCTGCTCAGACGATACGCGCTGCAATAGCAGTGTGCGCACCGTCGCCAGGTCGGCTAGTGTTTCAAGCTCGGTTGCCATCTTGTGTTTTTTTCCATGCTTGTATAACATTACTATGTATTTGAACAATACGATCTTTTGACAAATCAGTGATTATTAATGGTGCAGTTTGATTCTTTACGTGTATTTTAAATTCAAACTTATCTGAATTAACAAATTTTGGTTCAGGAATAGATACTACACTAATATCTTCTGTTTGTACAAATCCTTTTTCAGGAATTACTATTATGCTCATTGTTCGTTTTCAGTTTGTAATTTTTTCATTTCCATCAACCAATTACCACTTTCAATATGGTAAGCGTTTGGTGAAAGTTTTTTTTGGTCTACAACATATATTGTACCACTATTATGGTTTACTTTAATGTAACCAGCACCTTCTTCCATATCATCAATAGTTGATGCACATTCTTTGTTACAAATCATTGTGTCAACTTCTATTGAATCTTTTGGATTATCGGTTTTAACTACAAAAGGATAAGGAACACCTTTTACACCAAACATCTTAAAACCACAAAATGTATTTGTAGCTTGATATTTTAAGTTATCTTCAAAATATTCCTTAAATCTTTTATAATTATATTGTCCAACTCTTAATGAGCCGTAAAAATGCATTTTACTAGACATATAAATAACATTGGTTAGGGTCGTATAACGGGTATTTATCATATAAAGAAGTAGCAGATTTCTCCACTACCTCTTTTTTGATTGATTTTTGTGGTTTGGCCACAGCAGCAAATTTTATTCTTTGAATAAAACGTTTAATTGGCAACGATACCATTAAATAAAACTTTATTATTAATAATCTCTTTGCATTGATTTACAAAAAGTCCGATAACTTCCTTATCTTTTAAATTATCGATAGGAATAATCATAATAGGTTTTTTTTCAGCACGTCCTTCTGCTATCATTCTAGCACGCTTTTTTTCAAATTGCTCTTTTGGATTACATTTAGTACCAGCAATTTGCAAGTTATCACCTACACGCACACCTGCGAGTGTAATATCTCGGTTTGTTTTTACTTCTTCTCTTGAAGGTGTTGCACTTTTTCTAAAGTACATTAGCAACGTTTTTTGCATTTTTGTTTGTTGTTAAAAAGTTGTGAATACGGTTAATTACTCTGTGTGAGTATTTTGGAAACAAAGCCATAGTTTTAATACCACGTTGTTCAAAAATGAAATCACGATGTTTTTTAAACATAGCTTCTTGGTTTCTTGATCTTTCAACCCTAGCTTTAGCTTCAAGATTGGGTTTAATTTTGCCAGAATCAATATCTGACTGTATAGATTGATTTCTATACTTTGGTTGGTGCGTATACATAAATTGCTAAGAGATTTCCAGTTGATCCAGATACAACGTTATGATAACGTGTAATTTCAGGATGTTTGTCTGCTATTACTTCCATAGCTTTGACAGTCATTTCTTGATCTTTTTCAAGCAATGTTACAATAAACGGATATGTTTTACCTTTGAACAGTTTTTCTTCAAGTTCACTGGTATAGATAGATTCAAAGATTTGAACTACTCTATCTTCGTTGTATTCTTTAGTAAATTGTTCATACGAATCTAAATGACAGTTTTCAAATATTTCATATGTTGTTTTTAACATTGTTTGAACAGAAGGTTCTTCGACAAAACATCCTACTTCGTTAAAACCACAACAGTCATGAAATGCATTTATTTGACAGATGTCTCCAATATCATCAAAATAATTATCAAAAATTCTACGTGCAATAGTTTCTGATTTAAGACGTTGTTTTGGCATGTCCGTATAATTTGTTTCTTTCACAATAATTTACGTAAAGTTTTTCGTTAATTAAAGCGCTATGTGCAGCTCTAAAGTGAATAACACTACGTTTCTTCATACCCATTACATTAAAATGCTGGGCTAATTCTAAATGACGACTGTATTCTTTTTCACAGTCTATCCGTTGTACTTCCGCCATACTTCTATTAACATTACACACATTTTTGAACCACTTGTTGAGTTGTAATCACTACTCATTTTGATATAACCTTTAAAATGTTCCTCAAAAAAAGGTTTATACATTTGATTGATATCAATCATCATAAGTTTTTTAGGAATCACTTTAACGATTTCTTTGTAAACAGCATCTATTTGTTCTTTAGGTACATGTTTTAATGATGCTGCATTTCCTAAAGTAAAAACTTGACAATTTGCAAAAGGACTTTCAACTAAATATAGTCCAAGTGTCCCTGCGGGTACAGCTATAGAAACACTACAACTTGAAATAATAGATGGGTGAGTTTCTTTTAATAATTTAAATTGACTTCTATTCATAATTTTTTTAAGTTAAAATGGAAGAGCAGCGAATTGAACACCGCATCCCTGACTATTACAGCCTGCTTTACCGATAAGCTATCTTCCAATTCAT